AGTAGTTTCTCAATTTCATCGTCTAAAAGGCGGAAGGAGACGGGTCGCTTACCGTCGCGCTTTAAACCTAGCGCTGTAGCAAAGAGGGGGGCGCTCAATCACTGAACCGTCTTCAAAGAGGAATTTCATATCAATAACCGGTTACCCGGCTTCTCCCTTGCTGCGCGCCGCCTTCGGCAACGTCCGCGTAATACTGTTCTTCTTCGAGCTCGTCTTCGGTCGGCGGCGTGATGACTTCGTCCAGTGCCATGCCGAGCTGACTCAGCGTGTCCACAATGTCATCGTGCGCGCCACGCGGGAACTGAAGCATCTCCTGTTCCACGTCATCATACCAGTCTGCGGACTTGTCAAAGCGCACACGCCGCGCCTTCATCCGCGCCTGGATGGATCGGGCGCGCGTTACCTTGTCCTTGGACGGAACCGACAGGTATATATTCAGAAACACGTTGCGCCGCGCCATCTCCTCGTTCAAGTACGGCCCGATCGCCTTCTGAATCGCTCCCGACTCGATAATCCACAACTCCGGCGCATACTCTTCGTGCACGCGGAAGATGTGATCAACGAGCGTTTTAGGATCGAACCGGCCCTTCGTCACGTCCACCACGTCGAGGTTCTGATCGGAATCAAGCGTCGCGATGGTGATAACCGATCGGTCGGCGTGCTGCTTGGTGGACACAGCCAAGTCAACCGATGCGTAGAAGTTAAGTGGACGCTTTCCCGGATCGCTTTCCCAATCGCGATACAGTTCGCCCGGTATGTCGATCATGTCTTCACGGTCGAAGAAGGAATTCCCTTCCGCGATCGGCTGATTCAAATACTCCTGGCTGTACGCGTCCGCCTTGCCCCGGTTGATAAGCGTCTGCCGCTCGGCGCGTAGATCCGCCTCCGGCCAGCGGGCGGGCCACAGGATCTCGGAGAAGTCATCAAACGAATGGTGCGCGCGCCACAGGTGCGTCGTCCACGTCGGATCGCCGATCAGTTCTTGCAGGAGCGAATTGAAAGACAGGATCGTGCCGACGATGCGGATAAGACAATCCTTCGAGCCGCCGGGGAGCAACTGCTTATCGAACCAGTCTTTGAATTTCTTCAGGCGTTCGGGGTTCGTAACAATCTCATCGAATTCCAGATCGTCGCCCAGGATCAGGTTCGGGCGCTTGCTGCGCCACTTCAACCCCCGAAGCCTCTGCTCCGAGCCCTTGGCGAACACCCGGCACTGATACCCGTCCGAGAATTCTATAATCATCTCGGCGTCGGTGTCCTTCAGGAACGCGCGGAAACCGAAGTCCCGACAGAGTTCCTCGTTCTCGTAGAACTCGTTTTTGATTTCTTTAAGCTGGTGAACGGCCTGCGTCTCGCTGTCCGACACGATCATGACGTGATCGCGCAGGCGGAAGACGATCGCCGCCATCGCAAACGTGAACGTGATCGCGGTTGACTTGGCGTGATTACGCGGCGCGGCCCACGCGCAGCGCTTTTTGGTTGGGTCGCACGCCTCCGACCACATTGTACGGTGGAAGTCGGCGGTGCCTACCGAGTCATCAAAGCGCTCCCACAAGTAATGCTTTTGGAAGCCTTCGATGAGCGTAACGTCGAGTTTGCCTTTAGGCTTGCGGCTCGCCATTACTGGAGCGTGCCCCAACTGCTAATCTTGCAATACTCCATGTGCCCGAGTTGCCAAAGGCAATACTTCACGGCGAAGACGGGCGTGTAAGTCATTTCGGTTTCTTCTTGGACTTGCGCGCGGTATTGAGCGCGATTGCAACGGCCTGCTTTTGCGGCTTGCCGGCGGCCATCTCCGTCTTGATGTTCGACGAAACGGCTTTCTTACTCTTCCCTTTCTTCAGCGGCATACCTTGCCTCGTCGCCAATGTTCGCGCGAACCGCCGACCAGTTCTGCCAAGCGGTGTTGCGGTCTTCGAATTGCAAATGGCCGGACGTGCAGTACCAACGGAGGAAGTTATTCCACTCGCTGGACGTGCGCTTGCCGGCCGCCGTCTGCATCACCGCGCTTGAAGCTGGCGTTATCATTTCCCGTGCCCTCCGCCCGACTTGCCGCCCTTGGCCGAGCCGACGAACTTCCCCCCGCCGGACTTGGTGTGAACGCACTTCTTCGCGCCGCGCGTCGGCTTGCACTTACCTCCTGCCATGAGCGACTTAGGCGTCTTGCCGGTGTTCGTGACCAAGATTTCTCTCCGTTGCCCAATTGAGAGCCTTAGTTATGCGCCGGACGTCCACCCTATGGTCGTAGCCGACGTACCACTTTCCTCGCCAGTTGGCGAGATGGGGTTTGGCCGGCACCGGAGTTCTTTCTACCTTAGTTCGCATCACATCGCCTTTTTGGCTTTGTGCTTGGTCGTGCGCTCGCCTCGGCTCGGCTTCTTGGGCGTTCCCTTGCCGCCTTTTTTCGGCTGCGCTTCGCGGTCCGGCTTAATCGTTTTACCTTTCGTTGCCATTTGCCTGCTCCTGAAGAATACGGTTCACGATAGGCGGAACCGTTTTTACCCAAAGTTCGTCCAGTGATTCTTTAAGCGCTTGGTGCCTGGCACGCGCAAGAAACACATACTGCGTATCCGTTAAACCGTCGTCGTAAGGCGTCAGCATAAATCATCCTCTGTTATATTTGACTCCACGTCCACCACTTCACCTTTGCCCGTCAACTTCTCGCTCAACGCGTACTGCCTGAGCTTGTCCGCGATCCGGTCCAAAGCGCTCTCCGCCTTGTCGTCCACTTCGGGCTCCCGGCGAATCGCGGTTCGCTTGTCGAACAAGACCCCCGTCACGATCGCCAGGTCTTTCGCAGTCAGCTTCTGCTGCGCCCGGAAAACACCTTCCTTTGTGATGAGCACCTTCTCGTCACCCTCGTCGATGCGCTGCTCAAGAGCCACTAATGTCTTAGCCAGTATCTTGGTGATGTGCCCGTCGAGATGCTTATCACCGGCGCGCTTGAGTTCCTTCAACGCCTTGTCGAACCACGCTTCCGCCTTCCACTTGAGCGCCGTGTTGCGGTGCACGCCCGCAATCAGCATCGCCTTGTCCTGGCTGCCCGTTTCGAAATAGGCGGCCACGAACGCGTTGCGCTTATCCCAATCGGGAACTGCCAGTTGCCCCGCCGTGGATGGTATCTTTGGGTTTGTCATCATGTGCAGCATATAATAGGTTCGTGTGAAATATAGCACACTAACTTCAAGGAGTAACACGATGAACGAAGTCCAAACCCCCGGCACTGAAGTCCCGACGCCGGCTGTCGCTGTAGAGAACCCCGTTGCAGCGGTAGCCGTAGTCCCAAACGTATCTGCGCCCGCTGCGGTCGTTTCCGCGCCCCCGGTTGGCGCTGTAGCTGCCGTTGGCGCTGAAGTCGTTTCGGAAGTGGAAAAACCCGCCCAGGAAGTCGCAACCATCGCAAAGTCCGAACTCGCTCACGTGTTCGAGGCTTTCGAACATGCCTCGCTGATGGAAGGCATCTCTCGCCTATACGCGCTCGCCAAGAAGTACCTCTAAAAAGAAAAGGCCCCTTTCGGGGCCTTCTTCATTCCTGCACTCTCGACACCATCGCCACGGGCAGTTTCGTCTTCGGCTTCTCGCAGCACTGAAAATACCTCAGCACTGAAATCAGCAGGGCTATCACGGCGTCACCGTTGCCGTCATCCCGCTCGGCTGCGCAAAGGTCGCACCGGCAGCACTGACCGTCACGCTGATCGAGAAAGGCGTCCCCAAATTCGCACCCGTCGAGTCCAGACGCTGAGCCGTTGCCGTGTAGGTGTCCGCGACAACCGCCGTGAAAGTTGCATCGGTTCCGTCCACGTCCTGCGTTGCAAACACCGTGCCCGCCGAGGCCGTGAGGGTAAAGCGCAGTTTGCCCGACGTGATACCGGCGGGCAGGGTTGCATCCACTGTTGCGACTTGAAGAAGAACTGTAGCCATTAGGTATTACTCCTGGGTTGGAAGATAAGCCGCCAGTCTACAGGACCAGGCGATCGGGGATTGTGAGAGTTGGTAAGGCCGGGTCGGTAGAAGGTACTGATTTGACGTGTACAAAAACTACGTAGTTTTTAGGATTTCAGGCGTTGAGCAAATTCGTGTGCGAATCTGCAAACTTTGCGGATTCCGATTAGTGAAATGTGTTTCACGGTTTGCGAATACGCAAAATTTGCAGAGTTCGATTTTATGACGCCCCGAGCCGAAACGCGGATACGAGTTACGTAGCAAAAACAACGACTTACGAATTCTGCAAAATTTGCGAGTTCCGATTGGCCCTTTGTTTTTCGCGCAGCGTCAGATTCAGGGTAGTAACAGTTACGAAGTAACGCAGATTGCCTCGCCCACCCCCGGCCAAATCGAGCCTAAATCCTTACGTGGAACCTACAAACCGCGTTCCACGGATCGTTGACAACACAATTTGTTCGCTCATTGGTATTATGACAAATACTAGGCTAACGCTCAAACCCTTATGCAGCAAGGCTCAAAGGCAGGTAGTGGCTTTAGGAGGGTGCGTTATGCAGCTGGCGCTGTAAGCTTCGCGGCCTGCTTTTTGGCCTTGGCGCCGGCCTTCTTGCGCTTCGCGGCAGCCTGTTTGCGTAGGCGTTTGGCAAGGTCATTAAAAGAGGTGGAATACCCTGTCCGCATGCGCGGCGTGTTTATAACCTTGTCGCAGTGTGGACACTGACGTGGCTTTCTAGCGCGTTCTGTGTCCACATCTCCGGTGAGGTCCGAAGCCTTAACAGGAAAGCCCGGGAGGTCTGCAAGGAGCAGCGCGGGGACCAAGGGTATGTCCACACGTTCCAACCACTTATAGCCCGCGTAGCGCGTGTATCCGATCATCATTGCGAGTTTGGGCGCCGAGCCCGCCCACTCGATCGCCATGAGAATGGCTTTCGCTTTCATCTTCTTGTTGAACGCGTTGCGCTCCTCTTCAAGCGTCACAACATCCTCCTTTATCGTGTGCAAATACCTCTTGCATTCCGTTTCGCATTTGCTATAGTCCAATCACACAACAAGGAGATGTAGATGAGACCCGAAAACCCAACCGCACATCAGGATATCTGGCTAACAAGATTCCTGCGAGTCGTTTTAACGGCCCGCCCTGCCCTTCGCAGAAGCCTGGACTACCAAAGTATCAACCGGCTCTATGAAACCCGTCCTGACCCGATTCAAGCAGCGCGCGAGTACCTTGGAGGCTAGAATGACCGACGACCAATGGCGCAACCGTCCTTTGAGCGTAACTGTACGCGAATTGTGCCCCAAGTGCGAAGAACTCAAGCCCGAAGTGCAGGATCGATTGTTCTACGCGTACGGCACTTTGAAATACTATTCCTGCCTTGAGTGCTACAACACTCAGAAGGCGAAGGGGTTCGCATGCTGACCATGCTACTGATCTTCCATGACCATTTTTTGGTTTGCTGCAAGTTCCGCGAATCCGCAAACTGGTCAGTCTGCGAATGTGTTGATTTCTCTAAAATCTGTTGGTGCTGACATGGAACTGCCCCGCTGGCCTCGCGGCCACCTTGAGTTGATGGCCCTGCTCTCTGGGCCGATTAAATACGCAGTCGGGGGGCATTTCTGCCCGGGGTGCGATCTCGACCTTGTTCCTTTCGGCCAAGAAGGCGAGGACTGTATGTGCGACAGGGACAATTTGAAGAAAATGCAGGATACCGGGAGCAAGGCTCTCGCTCACTCGATGAAAAATATCTCGAGGGAAAAATGACTAAAACGGCCCACTAAGGGCCGTTTGCATGTCTACCTCTCGCCTAGCACCCCCCCGACCTGAGAAACCCGCCTGGCAGCCTCTGCTAGCTTCTGATCGGCCAGTGAGATGCACGGCTGGCACCAAATCGGGCCCTGCCACCTCACCAGTTCCAGCAAACCCACGTCAAACGGCTTGGAACACGCAACACAAAAAACCGAATCTCGTTTCATCCGCGCCCCGCCCCTGATCCGACCACTGCGATATCCGAAATATGGCTCTCGGCTTCCTTGTCGAGATGGCAGGCAAAACATAAAACATTCCAGGTCCACGAACGGCGCTCGCGATCAGCGTTGAAAGCGCCGTTGTATTCCGCATCTTCTCCGCACCTCGGGCAAACGCAAATTCGGGGTTGCTTTTCTACGCTCATTACATCTCCGTAAGTTTTGTCGGACCCTACCCTACCCTGTCTTACGACAGGGGTGTAGGGTCAGTAGGCTCAGCTCAGGGTCAGACAGTAGGGTCAGCTAGGGTCAGCTAGGGTCAGTAGGCTCAGCAAAGCCTTATGTTACGGCCCTCCTTCGATATTTTACCGACTTGACATAGGGTGCGTAGGGTCGGCACGATGTTTTTCTTCAAGGGATAGTCAGGCTCAGCCATCGGGTTCACGGTTTCGTCTTTTTGTATCGCTTCGATGACTTCGTCTTCCTGTAGACTGACGCCGGTTTCCATCCCGCACATGTCTTGAATGACGCGCAAGAAGTGGCGGGCCTTCTCGTAGTTCTTGCTGGTTTCGAAGTCGCCTGAGCGCGGTTTGCGTTCCCTGGCGCCGGCTTTCTCGGCAACTTCCTCGGACTCTTCGATAACGCAGCTGGTGATCGGATCGCCGTCCTCATCCTGGCCGAGATCCACGACGCGCAGCTCGAACGGATATTTTCCTGAATCTTCGCCTTCTTTCATTTTCTCGATGTATGCGGTCCGCTTCTCCTCCTTGCGCTCAATCTTGATCGTCGAGTCAGCAGCACCGAGCAAGCCGCTCCAGCCGCGCAAGCTGCCGCCGTCCTTAGTCGTGTGGTGAATGAGAATGACGGCGGCGCCTGTCGTCTGCGTAATGAAGTTGGCGCGCTCAATCGCGGCGCCCATGTCTTCGGACGTGTTCTCATTCGCGCCAGGCGTGACGGCAGCGAGCGTGTCGATCACCACAACACCGATGTCAGGAAGTTTTGAGATAGCGTCGACGACCGCGACAGCCTGATCCATGATCGTGAACTGACCGCCCCGAACATACACAGGCAGGGAAGCCAGATCGACGCCATGCCCTTCGCCGTAAGCTTTCAAACGGTTGCCGAAGCCCGCCACGCCCTCGGCGGCGATGTACGCCACCGAGCACTGCCTGGTTCGCTGCCCGCGCCACGTGAGTCCGCGTGCCACCTGGGCAACGAGATCCAGAGCGAAGAACGACTTGCCCGACCCCGGTTCGCCATAGATGATTGTCAAGGCGTTGCGAGGCAGCACCTTCTTGACAAGCCATTCAACTTTCTGTTCAGACGCGAACAGTGCGGCTTGCTGGAATTCGTTGCCTTCGAGCGTTTTTTCGGGTGCCGGCGGTTGACCGAAGAGATCGATCGCGCTCTTGAAAGTCGTCGGCGCGTCGTTGCGGTGCCCAAACGACTCCCACCGCTTGGGCGTCTCCTCAGCGTCATACTTCCCGCTACCTTGGCTCCACTCGTCCCAGAGAGCAAAGCCTTCGTCGGAAGCTTCGAACTGGTGGTGCAGCATCATGCCGACGGATACCCACTGCCTGTGGTCGTCGACTGCGTACTTGTTCATCAGCCACTTAACAGACGCAAGCGGCAGGTTCTTTAGCGGCTCGGCGTGAGCGGCGAATGGGTCGTCATTTCCTGGTGCAGGGCGATCATCTCTTGCTGCAGCTTCGCCCTTCTTTGACCAACGCCCAGATTCAACCATTCTTCCTGCAAGTACCTCGAATGCGTCAATAACGCGTTGAGCATCAACTCGGGCGAGTTGCGGTAAAGAATCTCGCTCAAGCCCGCAAATGCCTTTTTCAGCGCCAAGTCCGTCAAACCAGGTATAAGGGAGTCCGGTCTCCGGGTGGACGTGGTACGCGACCCACTGTTGGCCATCGCCAAGGATTTCGACTTTGTGATCATTTGTGCCATCCGTATAAACGTTGGAAGTCAGTTTCTTGAAAGGGTCGTCGGAGCGAAACGGAATCAGGAACTTCGGCGCACGACCCACGCGCATCATCAGCGTCTCACCGGGAAAGATCTCATCGATCAGATCCGACATTTCCTGCGCGGCTGTTGGGTCCAGGATATCCACGTCGATTGCAGGCGTGTAGCGGGCCAACACGCCGATGCCGTCGTTAGCGGACCCGTTGCTGTACCACTGGCGAACCTGGGCGGCGTCTGCGTGCATCTGGGGCCATCCTTTGCGCTTCGGGCCTTTGGAGCCCGGCGGCAACGGCACGATGCGGTAGCCGAGCTCTACCAGCCGCTCGCCGTACTGTTTTAAGTATTGCATTAGCAAAGATCTCCGGAGGGGCAAGCCCCCTTCTGCAAGTGCCAACTGGCGGGGCAGCCGAGGGTAACCACACCCACAACGCCGCCGTGGTCTATCAGGCAGAACGCGTGGCTAATACTCGGGACGCGCTTGGCGTAATGGTGCTCAGTGAGCAGCCATCTGAATTCCCCGAGACTGCCTGGGGTAACGGATAAAAGGGAGGCGTCCACAGTCAACGCCCCATGCACGCGATACAAACAAGGTACTGACTGGTGGCGGGATGGGCCTCGAATTTCGTGCCTCCGCAGGTGCTGCAAGAAGGAAGCCCAGCTGTCAACACAGCGCTTTTCTTTTTAGATTCGATGTACGCTTCGATCTCTTTGGATTCCCAGAACACTTTCCCGCCGATCTTGATCGGCTTCGGGAAATCAGGTTCGGCCATGCGAAGGTAGAGGGTGGAGCGGGCGACGGGTATGAGCGCCAGAACATCGACGACGGGGATAAGCACGGTAATCTCCTTTGGGTTGTCCTAAACTGTCCGAGCATCCTACACGCTACAAACCGCGCGCGCAAGAAAAAGCCCGCGAAACTTAGGCGGGCTCAAATTACAACGAAGGAGATTGCGGTTAGTGTATCACCGCCTCGTAAGCATCGCGAGTCTTTCGTGACTGCGCAGGGTTGAGTTGTAGCCAACAAGATCTTCATCCAGTCGGAGATTCACATACGGAGGCTGCACCTTGCGATCCTTCAGCTGGAACGCCATCGCACCGTGGATGCTCTTCAGACCCTCCACCTGGCCGGCGGCTTCCAGAGCGTTCATGAACTCGCGCATCGCCGGGGTTGATACTCCACACTTGTGCGCAAGCTTGTGGCACGCATGCGCGATACCGGGTTTCATATCTGCGAGCAGTGCTTCTGCGGTGAAAGGGATAAGGATTCGTTTAGGCATTGTCATCACCCCTCCAAGCGCTCGCCCATTGGGCTTTAATGTGTTTTTCCATAATCGCGTTTTGCTTCCTGCAACGCCCGATCTCGATCCAGTCCCGAATGAACTCGTGGAGCAGAAAAACGCCGAAAATAATGAATTCGCCGAGTATTAGTTGCACGTCAGCTCTCGTCAAACAGATCGCATCGCACGTAATCATCCGATGTGGGCTCATCATTCCCCGATTTTGCTATCTCATCGATGGCCTCCGTCAACAGTGCAGCGAGATTCCCCTGCCCCCGCTGGTCGCAATCGATAGCGGCGTTCGTGAGTCGTAAAATAAGATAGTGGTTCACTTGGCCTCCTTTGTGGGACCGCGCCAGCGGCAACCATTCCACATAAAAGCGTAGCCGCCTTCAGTACAAGGGCCAAAGCTATAGGCGTACTTCCAGCCCTCGCCGTTCCACTGTAGACGATGATGATCCGGCACGCCACAGATGCCCGGCCGGTAGACTTCGTACTCGCCACAGCGAACAGGTTTTTCCAGACCATTAAACCACGGTGTCTTTTTCATTAGCAGTCCCCAGATTTATAAAACTTGCATTGAGCGCATGCTACAGCCAGATCCCCGCGGCGCACTTCAGGGAGCGGTGAGTGCCGCTTGCGCTTATTGATAGAGGCAATCGCTTTCTCGATTCGCCCCGCCATCTCGCTACTCGCCACAAACGGCCTACCATTACCGCGCACGCCATAGTCCAACTGGTAGAGCGTAGAGAGCGAGGTGTGCGCCTTAATGGCAAGCTCCTTCTTTTCCGCACTTGTGGAATTTGCCATCCAGTCTTTGTATTTTGCGATTCCCATCATTCCACCTGCGCCGCTGCGCGCAACAATTCGAGAAGCGTTTTTGCTTCCCATTCATAATGCGCCGACCGCGCCGCCAACCACGCCGACCGCGCCGCCGACCGCGCCGACCACGCCGCCGACCGCGCCGACCACGCCGCCGACTCCGCCGACCCCACCGCCGACTCCGCCGCCGCCCACGCCGCCTCCGCCGACTCCGCCGCCGCCCCCGCCTCCTCCGCCGCCCACGCCGCCGACCGCGCCGCCGACCGCGCCGCCGACCGCGCCGACTCCGCCGCCGACTCCGCCGACTCCGCCGTTTTATTTTCTGATTCGCAATATGCGATTACTTGGTTAATGGCCGCGACGCACTGAATTGCATATTCTTCTTTGTTCGCAATCAACCGGTAGCGGGCCTGTGTGTGCCGCTGAATCGCCAAAAGCCAACGTACTTTTTCAACATCGGCACCGATTGGAACCGCTTCCAAAAAATCAACAG